GTAATCTGAACCACTGCTGGCCGTCTTTTGACCCTCAGCTTTTATTTTACTGCTTTTCAATTTCCTTCCCACGTGAAAGCCCTTCTCACGAAGCCCTTTCACCTTCTTCTGCCCAATTGCCTGCCCCCGCACCCAATTGATGTCTAATGTCGTTCCAACTAGCCTTGGACGCTCTCTCCCATACTACTCACCGGGACTCCTCTGTCTTCCCGGTTCTGGACTCTGTGTCCCAACCACTCCGCTCCTCCATTCAGGACTACCCATGGATAGTCCCAAAGGAACACCTGCCGTTCCTCATCCAATCCGGGATCCAAATCTCCGGATTCGGTTCAACCCCCCACCCTCACCCAGTTCACAAGGTCCTCGAGACCAACCTTCTGTTCAACCATTGGAACCACCTCTGCCGGGTTCCCTCGACCGTGCTTTTCATGAAGCCCTCAAAATTCAGGAGGCTTCAGGAAGCCAACCCCCACTTCTCCCAACTCCTCAACTACCGGCTGTCCTCCGCCGACACAGCCCGGTACCCCACCACCAGCTCTATCCTCCCCACCTTAACCAACGCGTTCATGCACGACGCGCTGATGTACTTCCACCCCAGTCAAATACTGGACCTCTTTCTCCAATGCCCCCAACTCGAGACGCTCTATTGCAGTCTCGTGATTCCCCCAGAGTCCGACTTCACGGACTTCTCCCTCTACCCTCATCTGTACCAATTCCAAGTGACCGGCTCGTCTCTCCATTACACCCCCGAAAGCCATCACGCCGGCAGCTACAACCAGCCTTCTCTCGCCCTAAGCTGGTTGAAAGTGCACTCCATCACCTCTCCCCACCTCACTCTCAGCATCACCAAGCTGGAGTCTTGGGGCCCCCTCCACTCCATTCTAGTCCAGAGAGGCCTTCCTCTCCAACACCCTCTTTCCATTCATGCTCCTCCTCCGTCTCCTCCACAGACTCTCTCCCTCTCAACCCCCTCTTTCTCCGACTTCGCTTCGACCGACAGTCTCCAATCCTTCCAGACCCCGGATTGCTTGGAGCTGCCCCAAGCCACCTTCCTCCACCAACCTCTCCGTCATCGTCTCGTTCCCACCAAGGTGTACGAGGCTCTGTTCACTTACACTCGGGCCGTCCGAACCCTTCGCGTCTCGGATCCCGCAGGCTTCGTTCGCATGCACAGCAACAAACCCGAGCACTCTTGGGTAACGTCCCAAGCTTGGGACAATCTACAAACGTTCGCCCTGCTAAACGCCCCCATCCGACCCCCCGCCATGTACAGCTTCTTCCTCAACCCGGTTCGCAAGCTGCTCCTAGTCGCTCGACAACACTGGCAGTCGATCCTACTAAAGGTATCCCCTGCGTTGTCCGCTTCGGTTCTCTTCCTCCTCTCCCAATCTCACCTGATTACCCTCCCTCTCCCCTCGGTAAATATCCGAGGCCTCCTCCCTACGTTCTCCCGAAGCCCCGCTTATCCCCCAAACCCCCTTCTAGATCAAAGCCCCTCAGAAGAGGCTTTCTCCCGCCATCTACATCTTCTCCTCTCCTCCCTTCCCCAGTCCCTGCCCCAAATGGCAAAGGACTTCTTCCTCTCCCTCTCCCCCGTCGACCCTGCAAGCCCTCCTCGACCCCCCGCCCTCACCATCCGCACCGTAAAAGCCATTCCCATCTTCCAAACCAGCCTGCCAGTAAGGTTCCTTCTTTCCCTCACCCCTCAATTCCTACTATGTCTCAACCGCCTTCTCTCCCCTCTTCCTCTTCAGGCCCTCCACGACACTTACCACTCCGTTCTCCATCCCCCCCAGTTTCGGCTCCAATGGAAGCTCCGCAGCTTCCATGTGTCGAAAGCCCACCCCTTTCTCCCCCTCTCTCTCACCCCCCCTCCTCTCCTGAGCTCATCGTCTACCGCCCCCGACGTTCCGCCTCTCTTTCCCCCCATTCACATCATCCCGGAGCCCGAGTCCGCTTCTCCTCCTTCCGAAGCCGCTCTTTCTCTCCCCGCCGATCTTCCCCAGCCCAATCTCACCGCCCCCTCTCTGACCCCCACCCCAGCTCCAACTTCCGAAGCCAGCTCTCAAGCTACTTCGGCGACTCCCCTACCCCCAGCTGTTACCTCAATCGATTCTCCCTCCTTGACTCAGGCCTCCATTCCTCCTCAGTCTGCACAGACTGGCTGCCCAAGCCCCAGTGAAATTCTTTTTCCTGAAAGCTCAGGGAGCCCGACTGTCCTCCCAACCGGGGCTCTCACCTTCTCCAACTCTCCCTCATCCCCCCAAACCTCCCTCCAGTCCAAGAAGAGTCCCCCGCCCACCCCCCTTGAGTCTGACCCCTCTTGCACCGGCCCTGTGGTGCCTTTTTCTGAGGCTTTCCCAGCCTACTACTACTCTGACACGGCCTCCTTCCACACACGCGTCAGATGCCTCCCCCCCTCTCAAATCGCAGTGCCAGCCCTCTGTTGCCTCCTGGAAGCCTTCTCCTCCGAGACCAAGCTCCCAGTTGACGACTTGTGGCTCACGCTACGATCTCACCTCCCTGACTCCCTGCTTTCCAACTCTGAGATTAGCACCTATGGTCTTTCAACAGACTTGCTCACCGCTCTCTGTTTTTTTTACCACCTGCGCTGCTCTCTCCACACCAATTCTGGAGTCTTGCTCTTCGGAATTCAAAATTCCGAACAACACATCTGCATCACACACACTTCTGGCCCCCCAGCCCACTATTCTCCCGGAGCCCGCTTGAACGGCTCGGCCCCGCGTTCCAACCCTCTCAACAGCCCATTGGTTCGCGCTGCCCTGCGCTTCAAATACCAAAATCACTTTCTACCCTTTGAGCGTGCTCATGCCTTCACCACTTCTCTCCCCCATGCCAAAAACCTGATCTCCAACATGAAGAACGGGTTCGATGGCATTCTCTCCTCCCTTGACTCCCCCTCTTCTTCCGGTCCTTCCCCTCGCGAGAAACTGTTCGCCATCGACGCTCTCATAGACTCCACCCAAGCCCGCACTGTACCAATCATCCACATCGCTGGTTTCGCTGGTTGCGGCAAGACTCACCCCATCCAACAGCTTCTCCGCACTCCCCTCTTTCGCGACTTCCGTGTCTCCTGCCCCACCACAGACCTCCGGTCTGAGTGGAAGGATGACATGAAGCCTTCCCCCCCTAATGTCTGGCGCTTCTCCACCTGGGAGTCCTCTCTCCTGAAGACCTCCAGCGTGCTCGTCATCGACGAGGTTTACAAACTCCCTAGCGGGTACCTAGACCTCTCCATCCTCTCTGACCCCGCCATCCAACTCGTCATCCTGCTCGGCGACCCTCTGCAAGGCGAATACCACTCCACCTCTCTTTCCAGCTCGAACTCTCGCCTGGAATCCGAAATCACACGCCTCTCCCCCTTCATCGATTGCTACTGCTGGTGGTCCTACCGGATCCCTCAAAGCGTCGCTGAAGTCCTCGACGTCACTTCATTCAACCCCACCCGAGGTTTCATTCGCGCGTCACTGACTCACCCTCAGAACAGCAAAAACCTCGTCAACTCCATCGCTACAGCCAACGCCTTGCAGCACATGGGCCACCATGCCATGACCATCAGCTCCAGCCAGGGAGTAACCTTCTCCGAAGCTAATACCATCCTCCTCGACCGCAACACCAACCAGCTCTCTCCCAACACCTGCCTCGTAGGTCTCACCCGTTCTCGGACGGGTGTTATTTTTGTTGGCAATCTTCACCTCGCCTCCAACTCATTCGGAACCTGCTACATCTTCTCTCGCGCCCTCTCCGGACAGCCGATTGACTATGCCAGCCTCTTCCCCAGAGTCTTCCCCACCCTTCGACGCATTTTCTCCCCCATCACCTCTCGAAAGACCCGTCTTCTGGGCGGTTTTTCTCTCGTGAGCCATGACACCAACCTGCCCCTCTTCGCTCGTCTGCTGGCTTTTCGTTCTCTCTCTCTTCCCCCCCATATCCCCGTCTCCCACTCCTCAGATGTTTTGATCACTTCTGCCCAAGTCTTCTCCACACTTGAGGAGTCCCGACTCTCCACCCTTCATCTTCCCCCCACCCGCCTCCCCCTTCACTATGACCTTCCTCCCGCCGCTCCCTCACCCCCCCCCGCTCCTGCAGTTGACTTCTCTGGTCTCACCCCAATCTCTCATGCCTTCGCCGGAGAGTTTTTCGACTCTTTGGCCGCTTTCTTCCTTCCCCCTCACGACCCTCAAACTCGCGAACACCCTGACCCCTCCATTCAGTCCAACCAATTCCCTTGGGTCGATCTTCCCTTTGAGCTCTCTTGTCAGCCCAGTTCTCTCATAGCCGCCAAACATTCTCCATCTTCCGACCCTCTGCTGCTCTCCGCCTCCCTCTCCAAACGCTTAAGGTTTCGCCCTTCCGAGAATCCATACTCCATCACCCCAATGGATCAGCTTCTCGGCGAGCACCTTTTCGCCTCTTTGCAGAGGGCTTACAAAAGGCCTGTTGAGCAGATTCTTCCTTTCCATCCTGAGCTATTCGCCGAGTGCATCTGCGCGAACGAGTATGCTCAGCTCTCTTCCAAGACCCAAGCCACCATAGTCGCCAACCACACCCGCTCCGACCCTGACTGGCGCTTCACCGCTGTTAAAATCTTTGCCAAGTCCCAACACAAGGTCAATGATGGTTCCATCTTCGGCTCCTGGAAGGCCTGCCAAACATTAGCCCTGATGCACGACTACGTGATCCTTGTGCTCGGACCTGTCAAGAAGTACCAGCGCTTATTCGACGACCGCGACCGCCCCCCCAATCTCTACATCCATCGTGGCCAAACCCCTCTAGACCTTTCCCACTTCTGCTCCTCCCACTCCCTGCCTTCGAAGTTCGTGGCCAACGACTACACTTCCTTTGACCAATCTCAAAGGGGTGAAGCCGTCGTCCTCGAACTTCTTAAAATGCAGCGTCTCTCCATTCCCTCTCATCTCCAGGCCCTCCATCTTTTCCTCAAAACCAACGTCCGAACGCAATTCGGCCCACTCACCTGCATGCGTCTGACCGGCGAACCCGGCACCTATGACGACAACACTGACTACAATCTGGCCACCATTTTTAGTCAGTACGCCATAACCGACCAACCAGTCTTCGTCTCAGGTGATGATTCCGTTATTGCTTCAGAACCCCCTCAATCTCCTTCTTGGCGTGACGTGCTCCCCATGCTTAATCTCCGTTTTAAGACTGAGCACACCCGCTACCCTCTCTTCTGCGGCTATTACCTGACTCCTCAGGGCGCCATCCGCAACCCCCTTGCCCTTTTCGCCAAACTGATGATCTGCGTTGACGACGGAAGTGTCAAAGACAAGATTCTGTCCTACATTTCCGAGTTCTCCGTCGGTCACTCAGCCGGTGACACTATTCTCCATCACCTCCCCTCCCACCTTCTCCCCTACCACTCCGCCTGCTTCGACTTCTTCTGCCGCTTTGCCACTCCCTCTCAAAAGTTGACCCTCAGCCTCGACCCTATTCCCGAATCCATTTGGATGTCCTTGATCCACAAGATTCGCTGGGCGAGCCGCTCTCTATTCTCCCAACTTCCCCAGAAAGCCCGTGACTACCTTATCTCCCGGAGTCATCTGTCTTCATCCTCCCTTCTCCATTCTGACTCCCAACCTGAGTCTGAATTGCTCCCCTTTCTCAATTAATGCAATCATGTCTGCCAACGTCCCAGTCAAAGTGCCCCAGCCCTCCGTCCCAGCCCCCGCAAAGTCCCTCCCCACCCCATCTTCAGAGCTCTCTAGCGCCATCGTGCTCCCCTTCCAGATTCTCGCCACCACCTTCGGCTCTGTCGAAACCGCCTTCCAAATCTCCCTCTCCTCTCACCCCTCCCTCCAGAAGCTCATGGCTCCGTACCGCCACGTGCAGCTCGTGGAATGCGAAGCCGTCTTCTGCCCCAACTCCTTCGCTGTCTCAGCCCCCATCACCATTAATGCCGTCTGGACCACTGCCAACTCCCCTGCTTCCCCCGTCGATATACTCCAGATCTACGGCGGCCGCCCCTTCACCTTCGGCGGCTCCCTCCAATCCACCTCTGAATCCATTCTCCCTCTCCCAGGGAACTTCACAAACGCCATGCTCAAGGACAGCGTGGCGTACCTCGACACCCCCAAACTTCTCGCCTATTCTCCTGTCCCCTCCTCTCCCTCTAAGCTGCCGTCAGTTCACCTCCTGATCCGAGGTAAACTCCGCCTCTCTTCCCCCCTCCTCCTCGCCTCCCCGTCCTCTTAGATCCGTGGTGCCAACGTCATGGCATAGAGTTTCGCTGTCCTCTCAAATCGAACAGCAATGGTCGTGCCCGACCCGCTCGGAATGCGATAATTCTGGTGCTTGCCCCCCACCTAAAAAGGGGGCACCA